CGAAAGTCAGTGAAGGCCCTTTTACGGGATATGTGGGGTTTAATCCACATACGGTAGACCCAGTTGGCAGCGGGTCGAATCTCATACCCCCCACCTAGGGGGAAATAGTATGAGCGAGTGACTAACCGGATTTACATGAAAGGACTATGAAGCCCTGTGTTGGTCTGATGCCGGAGTAAAACCGGAACAGCAACACAGAAGATCATAGACACCTCAGGTAAACCCTAGGAGCACTCAAAGATACTACGTCCTTTTGATAGAGACGTAGAGATGAGCGTGGGATCGGACTCATCGGCTGTGCCAACAGTCAAAATCGCCCATTATTATGAAATTACAAAACTTACACAAAACTATCATCAAAAGATTGGTGAGAGTCTTGTTCAGTTTTGATAATTTCAAAATCATAGACAAATACCTTGACATCTTTCATAAATTAAGGAAGACTAACGGTCTTAAATATACTATAAAGTATATGAAAGCCGTTAGACTCCACATTACAAGATTTGTATGTGGAACTCCCTTATTTAAGAATGATGCTGGGGTAGGAGTGGATTCCTCTGGATGACCTGCAAGGTTTTCTTACCTTAAGTTCTTAACTAAGAGCTTAACGGGGAAGAGAATCTTGTTTACCCTCCTCTCTTTCACAAGGGCTGTAAAGCCCTCGATGAAAGAGGCGGAGAAGGTCAAGCCAGACTTTACTTCAATCACTAATAAATATACAGGAAAGTGTTATACTATTCCTGCATGGTTTATTAAGGATTGAGTAAAGAGGAATCAGCTTAACCTGGATAAGCCTGAATACCAGAAATCAGATCACTACGTGAGTATGAAGTCAAGTCCTAACGGACCTGCTACATATTCAAGTAGATGATCAATTCTTACTCTCTCTTATCCTCTTCTTCAAAGTATTTTCAACATAGTCGGTCCATACCATGAAACGATAAGTTCATGATATAAGACTGCTTGAGAAAATAACTTTAAGTCAGAAGGTAAGAAAGAGTGAGAAATGATTAATGGTAAGTTATCAATTGTTAAAGATCCTGAGTTAAAGTTAAGAGTTATTGCAATGGTTGATTACCATTCGCAATTTGCTCTTCGTCCTATACATGATGGTCTCTTTAAGTTATTAAAGAAACTACCATGTGATAGGACTTTCACTCAAGATCCTTCAAACAATTGATGGCCATCACAGGATAACTTTCACTCCCTTGACTTATCGAGCGCAACCGACCGTTTCCCGATTCAGCTTCAAGAGAAACTGCTTTCTTACATCTATAAAGATGGAAAGTTTGCAGCCTCTTGAGCCTCCCTGCTAGTCGGAAGAACATACTGACATGAAGGAAAACCGTACACATATAGTGTAGGTCAACCCATGGGAGCATATTCTTCTTGACCCGCTTTCACACTAACTCACCATTTAGTGGTAGCCTGGTGTGCCTTTTTGGCAAACAGGATCCACTTTAATCAATATATAATTCTAGGTGACGATATCGTCATTAAAGACGATAAAGTTGCCCACAATTATAGAAAGATTATGGCGAGACTAGGTGTTGAAATCTCCGTCGCGAAAACGCATGTATCCAAGGATACATACGAATTCGCGAAACGGTGATTTCAGGGTGGTATTGAGATTACGGGAGTACCATTAAAGGGTATTCTTTCACAATGAAAGAACATGGGTGTCGTTTATGACACCGTGTTCAATTATTGTCAAAGAACCCTGGTACAACCGCTACCAATGCTGGATCTAATGGTCGAATTATACAGAGGGATGAAACTACGAAATCGTATTTGATCTAGTAGTACCATCCGTAAAGCTCTGTATGATTTCCACTATGCCATGAGATTCACTCATGGACTTTGCACTTATGATGAACTTCGTTCATACATTTGTACAAAAGTCCCTGATGATCTCGTGGTCCCTCCTGCAACTGTAATTCCTCATTGAATGAGGCAATTGCTATCAGAGGGGCTAGTGGGTGAAGCATCGAAGGTTACCCGAGAGGTTTTGATGGCTAATGAGCGTCTTGAGAATAAACTTAAGACAATCAATAGCGATCTTAACCTATTCGGTGACTATCCACTTGTCCATGGATACGTAAATCATTTACGTACCATGAAGGACAAGATTAAAGATTACAAAGAGGAGAAGATTACTCTTCTTGACTCTGCGTTATCTTTAAGGATAGAAAAGGTTGACAGGATTGTGGCAATGAACAGAATGAAATCTGTTGCATTGACACAACTTGCCAAACTGTGAAAGACCTCCTTCTCTACATTATTCGACGAACACGACGAATGATGAGAGATGGCCCATCCTCATTTAATGGAGGAAGGACTGCTTCAGCTTAATCCTTGAGAGAGTGCATTGGACACAAATATCCAATTCACTCTTAACAAGTTTAAGCCTATGATGGAGAAATCTATCAAAACTGAGCCGGAG